TTGAGTCATCACACTATATAATTTGGAGCGGGTGGGAAGAATCGAACTTCCGTCAAAAGGTTGGAAACCTCTTGTAATGCCATTATACGACACCCGCTGAATTCCACTTTTCTGTTGCTAAGTAAGTGGACAACTCCCTGCGTTTACGCCGCTAAGGCGAAATCAGATATGGCAAAGTTATCGTTTGCGTTTAGTTTTGTTGACTGTCTAACGTAAGTCACCACGGCAATCTACTCTCATCTCTATCCGTCAGTCGATCCTATTCATCCCCATCAAAAATACATTGTCTTAAACCCTCGTGAGGTCTGTATCTCTGCAAAGACACCTTATTGCAGTAAGGCGCAATGTACTTTTGGTGGAGATGGAGGGATTCGCACCCTCGTCCTGTCCAAACTTTGAATCGTATTAACGATTGCATTTCTATTTATATAACCATGATATCACAAAGATATCCCTATGTCAATAAGTTTTTGTAAACTTGTTCCACTACCTAGTATACAACCCATTCTTGGGGATGGAAATTCAATTATTGTCCAAGTATAGGTATCAGTGTTAACTGTAATTATCACCTTTGTTCTATACGTTCCCCTACCTTCTGGTTGAGCCCCCCATCCATCCATTGTGATAAATGGTACTTCACCAAAGTTATCAGTAATAGACTTTATGGTTTGTAGTGTACCACACTGGACAGGTTTATCTGCCCAGAATGGTTCTGCTGCAACTGCTGTACTAAACAGCAGCGCCGGCAGTATCGAAAACATTTTCTTGTTGAGCATTTTCCTTTTCCCATTCTTCTGTGAACAGGTCGATTGTCTCAACCAAATCTTGAAGATAGTCATTCTTATCCTTAACAAATTCTTGGACAAGTCCATCTTCAGTTACCACTAAGATAACAATCTGATTGATTTCAATTCCTGTACGTTCCTCAAACATCTCTGCATAAGCAGATGCTTGCATATAGTATTCGAAATTATAATCATCCTTTCTTTCTGAACGAGAAGTCTTAAAGTCAATAATAGATGGAACACCGTTCCAATCTGCAATGCAGTCCACACGGCCTGCAAGACGATACTTCTCACTCCACAATCCACACTCTTGTGCATAGATGTTATCTATACGTTTCTCAAGCGTAGGTTTTAGTTGTGAGAACAAACACCAAGGTAAGAATGCAAACTCTTCCTTTAGTACTTCTTTATTATTTAAGAAGTCCTCACACATACTGTGAACAGCTGTTCCACGAGAAGCGGCGGTACGCATGATATGATTAGCAACATCATTACCTACACGATTGCGCCACGCTTGTAGTCCTGCCTTCTTTTCTTTACGAACACCTAACACGGTTGTGATAGATGGATAGAAACCAGTTGGCGTATCATAGAAACGCTTCCGATTAATATTCTTGGTTGATACCTCTGGGATATCTACTGGTTTATGATTAAACATAATTTACCTCAATTGTTTTCATTATTAATAATTATACCAAAAAATACGTCTTATGTCAAGAACTTTCTTCTTTTATATAAAAATGTATTTTTACTATGTTTCCGTTTTGTTTCTTTATGAAATACTCCAAATTATTTTTGGTTAGAATTTCTTTTAACTCCATCAACGTCACATCTTTCATCAGTGGTATCTTTCTTTGCTAGATTGTTAAGTGCATCAACAATTATATTATTACGTTTAGCACCGAAAATTTTATCCCAATTATCTGCATAAGCCTTTTCATTAGAGGTTCTTCTCTTAGAACCTTTACCCCCATGCCAATTAGACATTATTCTTAGTACTCGCTTCGACACCCCATGCTGTCACTGCAGCACCAAATAAGGCAGAGAACATACCAGAAATAACAGTCATATCACCACTATGCATTGCAAACAGAGATGTACCAACCCACATTACGCCAACTATTGTTCTCACAACACCTGTGCCGCCGTAATAAGCTGTTTCTCTTTGGTAATAATCATCTACTTGTTTTTTCCAATTATCATTCTTCACTATTCAACTCCTAACCTAATCTTGTTGATTAAGTATTCTTTAACAAAACCACTACGAACAATGTCCCCAATGGTAAACTCAATATTCTCAAACGCTTCCATAGCATCTAAGATTTTCATAAACTGTGTCAATCCACTCTTGTCTGAACTCTTTACAAGGTCAGTCTGGAAGAAATCTCCACAGAACATAATTTTAGAATCTTGTCCAACACGAGTAATAATCGTGTCAAGCTCATGGAAGTTTAAGTTCTGACATTCATCAACAATGATGATTGCATTATCTAATGTAATACCACGCAAGAATGATGTAGTCAAGAACATCAAAGAACCTTGGTTCTTCAGTCTATCATACAGTCCATCAAACGCCTGTTCATTAGGTTGTTCGAATATGAACTTAACCATGTTCTGATAAGGGACTTGAAACAATGCTGTCTTATCTTCCTCATCGCCTGGCAAGAAACCAATCTCACGAGTAGGGACTGCACTACGCACAATATAAACTGTATCATATGGTGTGTCATTTTTCATAACTTCTTGCATTGCAAGATATAAGGATACAAAGGTTTTACCTGTACCAGCAGCTCCATATAAGAAAAGGTTCTTACCTTTCTGATATGCTTCGAAAGCTTTCTTCTGATTGTCCGTAATTGGATTAACTTTAACCAGACTATCCATTCTGATTTCTTTTGCTTTACCCATATGATACACCTCGTTTCGTCAATTCATTTCGAATTTTTTGTTTTAGCGGGCCTCTAGTCGATGACCTATTTAACTCTTCAACAAGAGTTTCTTTTGTCTGTTGATGCATATAGAAATTATTAACAGTTTTCTTCCCACTTTTTCTATCCACATTAACTTGTGTTGGTTTAAATTTTACTGGCATTAATCTCCCCTCTGTTTAGCTTGTAGTTTACGATGTTTGTCAACGACACCCTGTGTCTTAATATCCTTGATAGATTTTTTGGCGTATCTACTTGCAAGAGGACTGTTAGGATGAGATTCACCCACCTTCTGCAATACCTCATTGAATCCACCATCAACCTTAATATTACCACTCATACCTGTACCACTAACAATCATTGGTGCAGAAGTAATAACACTTTCCTTAGAGGGATTTTCTTTTAAATATTCCTGTAGAGAATTCCAAGAGCAAAACATCTCTTCCATCTCATCAGTGTCTTTGTCTCTCACGCTATATGTTGGCATTATTTTTCAATTCTTCAATTTGTAATTTCAATTCTTGGTTTTCGTCAACCAATTCCTTTATTCTATTTAGGGAAGAATAATAGCTAGCATTAAGAGTTTTTATTTCCATCTCTAATAATCCTAATGTAGTTATACTTTTTGATGGTGATTCTAGTCCAGTGTATGGACTTTTTGCTTCACTATCTTCTCTCATTCTACGCCCCATGTAATCGTGGTAACTTTCACGATTGACTGCATTGTATGATGGATATCCCTTTTCAAAAACTGGCGAATTATCATTACTCATGCCGCCACCTCATACCAATCTGGAGCGCCTCTGCGTTTCCATGATGCTAGGTGTTGTTTATACTTTATATAGTAATCCCTGTATGCAACTAGAGAACTCTCATTCTTCACATCATCAGGCATCGCTGGTGTTGGTTCTGTCCAAACACCTTCCTTCATATTATATGGAGTGGTGAACAAGATGTCATTTAGTTTACGATAACTCTCGTGTGGTACATTTTTACCATAACGCCACATAAACTCTGTGTTGAGTTCTGTCCACATACGATACAACCACCTGTAGTTCTTTGCAGATTGTCGTACCCATATAGCACTAGGGTGGTTCACATGACAAGCCTTGTAAAGATATGGTTCACGATTACGTCCCCATTCCCCATCCAAACGCCAGCGTTTAATCTTGCGTCCATTCTTAGTCAAATCAGTGTACTCTTCACCATCCAGTACACGATGTGCAGTAGACATAAGTTGAGCGTACTCAATAATCATCTTACTACAATGAGAGTCACAGTGCATCTGGGCACACATGTCCTCATAAGCGCTTAGATAAAATATATTCATTCTGTACGTTCTCCTATTTTCTTAAATTTGCGCCTTGCTTTACTAAATTGCTTGAGAGGTTTATTGAACACCTTGTCATTGTATTGAACACAGTGTCCTGCCTTATTGATATGATAGATTCCATTAGCGACTTTCTCTTCGCCCCAATCAGTTATTTCTTGTAGTATCTCAATCATTATTTCTCCCAGCGATAAAAGATATGGTCTTCTATCTCAATCGTTTTTGTTTTAGTCTTTGCCCAAGAAGGCATAACATAGTCAGCATGATAGTGCGTTGCACCTTCTGTGATGTCTATAGTATGTATTGTACCATTAATCATTAACTCTGTCAAGGTATAAATGTTCTGATATACATAATCATTATGCACCTCATCAGACTTACCATCACAGTACCAACTGAACTGGCACTTATGTCTTACTGGTATCATCTCTCCCGAACCTGTCCAACTGGGTTTATGTGGCCCTTGTTTGACAACATCACAAATACTGTTTGGATATCTTGAGTCTGCTACACGATTCAATGTCACGAAGATAACAGCAATCTGTCCTGCTACACCTTGTCCTCGTGCTTCATGGTATACGTTGTCAGCGAGACACCCTGTTTCCATTTGCATATAGGTATCCAACTCACCTTGAGTCAAATCCTCTGGAGCAATTGG